AGATAAACAAAAAAAGGCACTCTAATTAAAAAGTGCCTCTTAGGTTTTAGATTGATTGCTATTAAGCTACAGCAATTCCTGAAACTGCAAACGGTAAGTTTGTAACAGTATAAGCTACATGAGTCCAAGGCGTTTGCAATGCAGCAATAACTGCATCTTGAATTGCATCACGCATTGTCTCATTTCCTGCAGGTGCTGCTGCGTGAGTGATAGTTACAACGTCAGTTGCTGTACTAGCTTTGTAATGAACGTGAACAGTTGTTGTTGTTTCCTGCTCAATCAATACAATTCCTGTTGCAGATAATAATTGATTTTGTTCATTTGTTACGGGGATACTTAAAAATTTTTCCATTGTTTAAAAAGTTTAATGGGTTAGTAAAGTACAAATATACTAATTTTCTGACAACTTATCTTCAAGGTGTTTGTACAACTCTAAACCTTCATCTGACTGAAAGTATGAAGACAGTACATAAAGTGGATCCTCTCCAAATGGAACGGTAAGCAACTTCTTTTTATTGTCCTTGAAATTAAAGTATATCTCTTTTTTGTTGTTCTTATAAATCAAATAACCATCAGATATTGCTCTTGCAGCTATATTGTTGATTCTTAGTGATGGGTCATTAACAGCCTCCATGAATTCTTGTGGATAACGCTTTGCAAATAACATTACGTCTCTCTTTAATTCAGTAGTCTTCATTGACTCAACATTTGATCCCATTAACAAACGAGCAATAGACTCTAGTACTGATATATCTAAGTCTCTAGCTGCTATCTGTGCGTCAAGTTGATCGTATAGCATAGTAACGTCTTCCTGTGCGTCTTTTTCATTGTCAAACTCATAGAATTCAGTTCCATTACCTGGATGATAATATAAGAACTCCTGCAAAACAGGATTTGACTTTGGTACATTTAAAACACCGTCCTCAAATACAACAGGCTCTAATATAACGTTTTGATCTTGATCATCCTGAAAAGGAGTCTTTGAATTTCTTGCGTATCTAAGCGGATAGTTTATGTTTGTTTCTTCATCAAAATAAAGTAGCCTCTTTCTTGGGCTGTCTTTTGATGCTATGTAATAACTTAAGGGAGTTGTATCACTCTTTAATAAATAGATTCTGTCCTTAGACTCTAATTTTACTCTTTTAATTGTTTCCATTTTATATAATTTAATTTATTTTAAAAAAATAGAGAGGGACACTGATGTCCCTCTCTTGATTTAATCCTATTACTTGAATAAGAAGAAGTTGTTTGCACCTAGTGTACACAAAGCTCTTTCAGATAAGAAATGAACATTCATTGCATCTTCATCGCTTGTTGCAGCACCACCTGCTGAACCTGTCATCCAAGTCTTGTAACGTCTGTCTTCAGTTTCAGATGCACGGTAACGCACGTGTAAGAACGGTCGTCTTGCATTTTTACCGATAACTTGATCGTATACATTCATTGTACCAGCTGGAACTAAAACACCATTGATGTTACCACCAACAAGACCACCACGAAGTGTAGCATCGTTTAAGTATTTCCAGTCAGTCTTGTAAAACTCATAACCTCTCTTGAATCCAGAGAAACCTAAGTTTAACGCCATCTCCTCAGAATTATCAAACAAACCGTAAGAAGTTCCACCAGCTCCGTAAGAATTTTGAGCAGCTAACATATCATCGATGTCGAATGAAAATTGACGATTTAAGAACAATGCATTCTCAGCAATAGCTCCTTGCTTGTCAAGACGTTGTACAATTGCATCAAAATCAGATAATGCAGTTGGATTACCTCCAGACCATATATTACCACGAGTTTCAATAGCATTGAACATACCCATTGTACCAGCAGCAGTCGAACCAGCAGTAGATGCACCAGGTGCAAAGGACCCAACAGGTGATAAAGTAGATAAAGCAGCAGATGAAGCAGCTGCTGGAACGCCTTCTACCATTGCCATTTCCAAGTAATCCTCAAAACGTAAACGAGTCTCGTGCTCTGACTTGATGTACCATAAGTACCCATTAGCTCCATTTTCAGTAGTTACCTCAACCCATCCAACTTGTGCCATATCAGAACCAGCAACTTCATACTTATCTTTGATAATAATTGGTTTGTTATCAAAGAAGTCATCTTTTGATTCATTGCTTCCTGACATTCCACCAGTACCTTTTGAAAATTCAGAACCGTAAATAAATACAGTAATAGTTGTAGTAGCTGCACTAAATGTAGTAGCACCTACGTTAGCATAATGCTGTACAGTAAAAGTTGATCCAGAAACAGCTGATATTACACCCTTAAATGATTCTGTTGATACTTGTTCTGAAGAAAGGAATACAGTTTGTCCTACTCTAAAATTACAAATAGCAGAACCTGCTAAAGTAATTGTTTGAACACCTGCTGCTGCCACTCCAAACGTACAAGCTGTATATTTTGTATGTAAACGACCTTGTTCTGACCACATAATCTTGTCAGAGTTAGAAGGAAGTTCTGCACCAACCATACGTAAGAATGATGCGATTGATCTATTACCGTAACGCTCAAATTCTTGCTCATATGTATCAGGTAGATACTGATTCAAAAATTGAAAGTTTGTAATATAATTTGTAGGCAATGTTGCCTTTACTGCACTAGGGGTAATATTTATCCCTGGGCTTGCTGCTATTGATCCAGCCATAATTTCTAAGTTTTATTGTTTCTAATTACTAATCTATTTCCACGATCCGCATCTACCGATCTTACCTGAAACCCTTGAGTTGGTGTTATGGACGTTGCATTACGAGTCATATCTATATTTTTAGACTCTCTTGCAACACCTTCTACCGCTTCAGACTTGCCTTTTTCATAAAAGAATTTGGCAAACTTCTCTGGGTTAGAGGCAACAGCTATAGAACGATGGAACATCTCAGCGTCTTGTAGGTAGCCATCATCATTTAAAAACTTGTTTATAAAGTTCTTTAATGTAGACTGCTCCTTCAATAGTTCTTGCGATTCAGCTGGCTTGTAAACTAACTTCTTATCTTCGTCTATACTAAACTTGAAACCTTCAAATTTGTCAGAAAACAATTCATTTGTTTTATCAGCAAAATACTTAGATCTACGCTCCTGGTCCTGCTCGCTTGCAGTTGTGGTTTCTCTATATTCCTTGTAAGCTTTATAAGCATCTTTTTCTTCTTGTGGAACAAAAGAATCACCTGACTCAAGTGGAACTTTGTACTGTTCTTTTAAGTTGTTAAAATACTCTTTAGCTTTGGCAAGCTCTTTTTTCTTTGCTACTTGTTTTCTTTTTACGTCTTTTTCATCATCAAAGTCCTCATCAAAAGAGAACTTGTTTTGAATCTCCCAACGAACATCATCAGAGTCTAGCTCTTTATTTTGTTCTTTATAAAAATCAAAAAGCAAAGTGTCTTGGTCCATTGAATTATAATCCTTGCTAAGATTAATAAAATCATTTATTCCTCGACCTGTTTCTTTTTTATACTTCAAGAATGCTGAAACATCTTCAGGTAGTTCTTCATTTACCTGTCTCTGTTCCCATATATCATCAAGAGATGATATCTCCTTGTTGTATCTTTTTCCTAAGTAAGATATGATTTTATTTTCATCAATATCTGCCTCAGGAACTTCTGCAATATTCACCTGCTCTTCTGGTTCACTTTTAGGGTTTAATTTCTCTTCGTGTTCCTTAAGCAATTTTTCTTCAATCTCAACTGCTGACTTTTCTTCAAACTCAACAGCTCTTACTTTAAATTCACCTTCCATTTTATTTAATTTAATATTTTACAAAGTTACAATTTTTTTTTCTTCTTTGTTTTTAAGGCTATTGGAATAGTTAGTCCAGCATTAAAATCATAATTTAATGGTGATCCCGTATCCTTACTTAAACTTCCTCCAAAAGACAAATTACTATTATTAATCGGTACATTATATGTTGCATTAATCCTACTACCCATACCACCCTTATAAAAAGATGTGTTTAGATTTGCTGATAATTTATTGTTTTGTAACCCTAATCCTAAATCTACAAAGTCATTATTGCCAATTATATTAGGAGTCAATCTCAATGGATCTTTTGTTGTTGTTTTAATTGTTCTTTTATTCATTATTATCTAGGATTAAAGGATTCTAAATCAAATCCATCCAACGAATCTTCAGTAATCTCAAAATAAATTGGAGGTAAGTTATTTTTTCTTTGGTTAATCAATTCCGACTGCCTACTAGCTTGAAGATCAACTCTTTTGTCTTTAGCTTTCTCTTTGTCTTTATCTCTATTCAACATACCATCAACCTCTATTCCTTTTAGTTGCATGTTATACTGAAATTCTAACTCCATCAAGCTTCTCTTAGCTTCAACCTCAGCCTGCATTGTTTTTATAGCGTAGTTTGCTTCAGCCTCTTTTAATTGCATCTTAGCTTGTGCCTCAATCTGGAATAGCTGTGCCTTCTGTTCAGCCGCCATTTGTTGTGACTGCATGTTCATCTGGCTTTGCATCTGCATCTCTTCTTGTTTCTGCTTCTGCTGTGCCTCCATTCTTTTTCTACGCTTAACCTTAAGCATCTCATTTGCTAGCTTCATGTTATTGATCATTCTAATGTCAATAGCATCTTCTAAGTCAATTGTTTGCTGTTGTAGTGCAATCTGTATGTTCTTTTCTAGGTTTAGTTTTTGTTCTTCGTCTGGAGATATCTCTATAAATATTCCAAAGTCATGTAGATATAATTCTTTTATCTCATCAAGAATACCAACGTTATACTTTCCTATCTGCATAGAGAACTCCTCAACAAAGTCAGAGTACTCAAGTATGTCACCAATTCTTAATGATATACACGTTGCCAATCTTTTTGTTATAGATAGACCAGCCTCTAGTATGTGTCTTGTTGCGGTATTGGAACTTAATGCTGCCATCTTCTGTATTCCAACTAGTGCATCTGGATTAGGTGTTGACCCATCCCTAGCCTCATTTATTCCAGTAACGTCACGAATCATGCTTAAGTTATGATTGTAGTTACCAATAAGTGCAGCTATCTTAGACTGACCACTATTTGTATTTAACTCCTGAATAGGGATTCTAGCATTATTGAAATCACCATCCTGCGTATAACTTCTTCCTATTACACTACCAGTTTGGAAGTACATCTTTAATGCATCTTCTGGATTGTATGCTGCACCTGTACCCAAGTCAACTTCATTTATTCCGTCAGCGTCAATAAAGACTCCATCTGGAACAATTCTAGCCATTACCTGTTGTAGCTTAAGGTGTGTTAGTTGTATCTGATCTGCAAACGGT